GCCGAGCAACCGATCCAATAGGCGGCCGAGGCGGCCAGGCTATTGGCCACGGCCACCACGGGCTTTTGGGCCCGGGCTTTGACAATCTCGGCGGCCAGCTCGGCCACGCCGTAGACGCTGCCGCCGGGGCTGTCGATGTCAATCAGGATCTGGCCCACAGTGTCATCAGCCAGGACTTGGCGCAAAGCGCCTGTGAATTTCTGGGTGCTGGTACTACCCGGCCCCGAGATGTCATCGACCATGTTGCCGCGCTGCGTGACCACCCCATACAGGGGCAGGACAGCGATGCCAGCTCCGGCATTAGCTGCAGCGAACTGTTTGCGCGTGTCGCGCAGAACTCGGTCCGCATTCAACTGAAACAGGGTCTCTTCGCTCGGCGGCTCATCCGAGGACCAGCGGGTGAGTACGGCAGTCATGGCCTGCAAACGCTCGGGCATGAGCGCCCAAGGGGTGGTCAGAAATTCAGAGACAAGAAGGTGTTTGTTCATGTGGAGTTTCCAAGTTGGATCAGCGCCTTGAGCAGCACTGGTTCATCGGTAGAGGGTTGTGCGACGGCCCAGGCACGAACCTCGAGCTCTTGCAAGCCCAGAGCCTGGGCGATCAGAGCGATTTCCTGAGCGTCCAGACTGCCCTTCTTGCTGATGCGCCGGGCAAGGCGCTGGGCGTTGGCTTCAATGAGCTTGCGCAGACGGAGGTCTTGTTCCTGACGCTGACGCATTCCGACGGATGCGTCTTCGTCAGATGCGTCGGATTCGTCAGTCGCCTGGTTTTCGGATTCTTGCTCCTCGGCGTCTTCCTCCTCGACCATGTTCAGAGGCCTGAGTGGTTGATCGAGCCCTTTGATCGGGTTGAGGTTCTCAGCGATCCGGGCCTCGTTGCGGGTGAGCCAGCCGTTTTGAATCCCGCTTTGGTAGTAGGCCGAGCGACTGGCCGCGTCACCGCGCATCAGGTTGGCGAAGTCGAATTCGATTTCCAGCTCATCGCCGTCCAGCATCAGGTCCGCTTCGATCGAAGCCTCCCAGCGCTCGGCCCAGGGCGTCATGGTGTGCATGACGAACTCCAGGCTTTGCTGCTCGATGTTCGAGAATGTCGCCCGGTCGAGGTCCGCGATCATGTGTGGCGGCACTCGAAACAGGCGGGCGATGTCCGTGATCTGAAACTTGCGCAGCTCCAGGAACTGGGCGTCCTTGTTCGTGACGCCCACCTCATGAAACTTCATGCCGTTTTCCAGCACCAGCACCTTGCCCCGGTTCGCTCCAGACTGGGCGGCCTGGTAGGACTCCCGGAATACCCGCTTGGCCTCGGCATCCTTGAAGTTGCCCGGGAACTCGATCCAGCCCCCTGTGGGTTTGGCATCGTTGTTGAAGAACCGGGCGCCATAGTCCTGCGCGGCTAAGGCCATGCCCAGGCTCTCACGAGAAAGCTCGATGGGACTCAGGCCCAGCAAGCCGTCCGAGGACAGGCCCCGCAGGTGCCAAACCTCGCCACGAGGCAGGACCAGATCGTGACCCGTCTGGTTCTGAATCCGGTATCGGTAGTCACCTTCAGTGAGCAGCTCCATTCGCACCCGGTCCGGATGGATGGGAATCAGCTCGGTGATCTCGCCCCGGCCGTTGGCCAGAATTTGGCAGAAGGCGTTACCACGCAGGGCCAGGTGCCCCTGCAGCATCTCGCGCCACTCGAACGGGTTCTGGTACCGATTGGGCTTCTTGCCCAGCAACCGGTAGAGCCAGTGGTCCGTCACCCGGTCCTTGCCGCCATCTGCTCGAGCGCGGTAGACCACCAGTGGCAGCGAGGCCATGGTCTCAGACAGGATGCGCACACAGGCATAGACCGCTGCCAGGCGCATGGCCGAATCGGCCGAGACGCGCATACCCGAGACGCTGCGCACCGATACAGGCTCAAAAAAGAAATCGCCCCATGGGGAGCGATCACTTGTGGAAGCTTTAAATCGGTCAAAGAAGTTGAAGATTCCCATCGGTAGTGTCAGAAAACGCGCCTGCCGTCTCGTTAGAGCAGCATCAGCTCGTAGTCGGATCCCAGCACCACCGAGTCCCCCGGTTTGATCGCCCGTGAGAGGGCCATGATCAGTGCCACGATGCCGTCGATCTTGTTTTCTGCTCGCTCCTTGCGCGGGTAAATGTTGTCTTTGACGTCCGTGTGGGCCACCACGTTGCTGGCCATCCAGGCCAATACCGGGTCGCCGTCATGGACGAGCTTCTTTTGCAGGACCAGGGCTTCAAGCGTCTTCATCGGTTCGCTGAAATTGAGCACCGTGGGACGCACTTCGATCATGGGCAGGCCTTCGGAGAGCATCCGGGTGGACAGCTGTGTGGCCTGAAACGGATCGAAAGCAACGGCCTCCACCGAAAACCGGGACGCGATGTCCAGCAGATCGGCCTCGATCCAGCTGAAGTCGATCACGTTGCCTGGCGTCACAGACAGGCGTCCGGTGTGCGCCCAGCCCTCGTACTGGCTGTTGCCCGCAGCCTGGACAGTGTCTTCGGGCAGGTAGTACTTGCCAAACACGGCATATGCGTCGGGTTTGTCGGGATGCTGGAACACCATGACAAGCGCCGCAATGTCCGTCTTGCTGGCCAGGTCCAGGCCCACCCAACAGGGCTGGCCCAAGAACTGGTCCAGCTCCAGATCCGGGTTGGTGCCCGCGTCCCAGGCCCGCATGTCCATCCAGGCCTTGTCCGCGCTCACCCACTCATTGAGGTGCTTGGTCTTGAAGTTGTTAACCGCGCTGGGCAACTGCATGGCCTTGGCCTGCAGAGGCACCAGGATCTCTTCGCGCACCGAGATGCCCCAGTTGGGGTTGGCCTTGATGAGGGAGTCCTTGATCGTCCAGTCGTCCCCTTCATCGAGGCCGTAAATGATCCCGAATTGAGAGTCGTCTTCGAACACTCGGTTTAGCAGCTTAGTGACAAAGCTCCTAACCTCGTAACAAATTCCTGAGCGGTTGCTGCCAGCCGTGGTGATCACCCAAAGCAGCGAGTTGTCCCGCTTGCCGGTGCCAGTCTCCACCACGTCATAGACCGTTCGGGTCTTGTGGGCGTGCAGCTCGTCAATGCATCCGAAATGGATGTTCAGGCCGTCAAGAGTCGAACCCTCAGCTGAGAGCGCCTCGAACTTGGAGCCCGTCTGGAGCACATGCATGTTGTGAGCACCGACGTTCACCGCGAACCGGTTCCTGAAGCCCGGGCTCAGGCGCGCCATGGTCTGGGCATCGCCAAAGACGATGCGAGCCTGATCGCGGGTGGTGGCCAGCGAGTACACCTCAGCGCCGCCCTCACGGTCGGCCGCCAGCATGTACAGCCCCACCGCCGATGACAGCGTTGACTTGGCATTGCCCCTTGGCACCTCGATGTACGAGCGCCTGAAACGGCGCTTGCCGTCCGATTTGACCCATCCGAATACCGTGGACAGGATGAACACCTGCCAAGGCTCCAGAACAATCATCCGGCTGGCCAGTGGTCCTTTGACGTGAGGCAGGCGCTCAATGAAAGCGCACAGGTTGTCGGCTGGTCTGTAAGGCCTGCCGAAGCGATCGAGCAGCTCCGGGTTGAACTGGTAAATGCTGCTCTTGCGTTTGAAGCGGATCAGGTCATCGAGCTGGCGTTTGCAGGCTTTCTGAACCCACTCGCAGGTCAGGATCTCTCCTGATACGACGCGCTGTGCATATTGTTTGGCGCTCGCGGCATATCCACTCATCGCTTGCTCTCGGTCTTACCCAACAATGTCCTCCCAAAGATCGAGCTCTTCGCCCGGTCGCTCGTTTGGAATGGAGATGCGCGAGCGAGACGCTGGAGTGAACCCCATCTCGATCGCAGCTTTGGTCATGATCTGGGCCTGCTTGTTAGCAATGGCCAGGTACGGCGACTGCATGGGCACTCCGCTGTGGGGCGCCTTCACCAAGAGTCCCGTTTTGCCTATACCCGCCTGTGCCTGTCGGTACAGGTCCGCCGCGCAGGCCCAGATTTCCAGCACGGACATGTCCAGCTTGCGAATCAGCGTGGGCGGCGCACATTCAAGCGCGTAGCGCCAGGCAGCCTTGGCACCCTCAGGCATGTAGTCCGGGGGCTCGACCAGCAAGCCCTCTGGGATGGGCTCGTGGTAGTTGGTCCGGCATGGCTGCAAGGTCCCCTTGATCTGCTTGACTTGAGTCGGCAGTGGCTTGCGTCCGCCCATAAATCACCCGCTTGGTTTGATGTTCATCTGATGCACGGCCTTTGCTGCGCAGGTTTGAGGGATACCCCCCCTTGTTCAATTTGCACGCACAAAAATTTGCGCAAGCCCACGCATCTTGGGCGCCAGTCTGTAGAGATTCAGACCCCCTACCCCCTCAGGACGGGGCCTGGTTGCGCAGGGATGCCGTCTCTGAGGCGGTCTTGGCGTTGTGACAGGGCACGCACAGGCTCTGCAGGTTCGCTCGCTCAAAGCGCTCACCGCCTTGCTTGACCGGAACGATGTGATCGACCACCTTGGCGGGCTGCAGCACGCCCTTGGCCTGGCACCTGCAGCAAAGCGGGTTATCCCGTAACACCGCTGCACGTGTGTTGCGCCATCTGGCCGATTGATAGAAGCCCAGCTCGGTGTCGAACCCACGCCGTGCACGTCCGTACTCACGGTGCACTTGGGGCTGGTGATTGGTGCAGTAACCGGGCACGTTCAGCACCTGCGCGCAACCCGGGTATCGGCAAGGAGTGGGCGCACTTCGCGGCATCTCAATCGTCTTTCAAGGAATAAGCGACAGCTCGAAAAATTGACTTGGCTTCATCTTGAATCAGAGCGTCAATCCATCACATCGGAAAGACGAAAGGAACCAACCGATGAAACAAGACAAGAACCTCAACAAGCTCTTTGAGCAGATCGCCCAAAAGCACATGGACATCGAAACACTGGAGACACAGCACCGTGATCGCTACGACTTCCACGACGTCTCAGTCTGGGCCATCAAGAGCGCACTGGAGGCTGCTTACGCCGCAGGCCACGCCGCCGCCACTGCAGCAGCACAAAACAAATCAACAACATCGAAAGGCAAACAATGAAACTCACGGACACCCAACGCGCGCTGCTTGAAGCGGCTGCACAGCATCCTCAAAAGAAACTGACCAACTTCCCCGAAACCCTCAAGGGTGGTGCACGCATCAAGGTGCTCACGGCCATGCGCAACGCACAGCTGATTGAGGCCAGCGCGTCTGAGTCCGAGGTGTATGTGGCCACAGCCATAGGGTTGCAAGAGATCGGCGTCACCACCCAGCCATCACGCACAACACGCGAAGGCACAAAGCAGGCCGTGTTGATCGAGCTGCTCAGGCGGGCCGAGGGCGCCACGCTGCCGCAGATGACCGAGGCCACTGGATGGCAGGTCCACACGGTGCGTGGCGCGATGGCAGGCGCGCTCAAAAAGAAACTGGGACTGGAGATCACCTCAGAGAAGCAGACCGGGACAGACCGCGTTTACCGCATCACCACCCCAACCATTTAAGGCTCACATGAAAACCATGACCATCACGATCGAACGCAAACCCATGACCATCCACTTCGATGGCAAAGACATGGAAGTCGAAGAACTTGGCATCCGCCTGCCGTTTGGACGCAAGCCCGCAACCATGAGCGAGATCGCGGGCAGCGAGGACTGCAACGTCTACATCACTGAGACCCGCGAAATGGAACCAGCAGAGTTCGACAACTTCGCAAAGAACCTGCTCAAGTCTCGCGACTGGCTCAAGGGCAAAGGCGGCTATTACGGTGATGGCAGGCTGTGCGTCGAAGTGCATGCACCCGGTCGCCCTTACCTTTTTATCGATCCATCTGGATCAGATTACGGTCGGTACGTGGCACGTTTGGGCTGATCAGCTGACGAAGAAAAAAAGATCAAAAAGATTGGATGAATCGCTTTACTTCATCCCCAAGTAGAGCGTTCATAGCGTCACTCCACAACAACAGCCGAAGGCCCACATGAACACCATCAACCTCGCCATCAAATTCAAGCCCCTGACCATCCAGCTGGGAGGCCAGGAGCTTGAAGTCAATGAGCTCAGCATCCCACTGTCTTTTGGCCACAAGCCCGCAAACATCAACGAAATCACATCCTCTGGCCACTCCACGGTCTACGTCACCGAGACCCGGGAGATGGACCCCGAAGAGTTCGACGGGTTTTCGGTGAACCTTCAAAAATCGCGCGATTGGCTCAAAGGCAAGGGCGGCCTTTTGTGCCAAGGCCACATGTGCGTGATGGTGCACGCCCCTGGTCGCCCTTACCTCTTTGTGGATGCGTCTGGTGGCGACTCGGTTCAATATTTGGCACGTCTGGGCTGATCAGTCGCAGAGAAGCAACTGATCAAAAAGATTCGATGAATCGCTTTACTTCTCAGCGAAGTAGAGCGTTCATGGAGCCATCGCAACAAGGACACCACCATGAACAGCAATACAACACCGACAACTCAAAACGAAGCATGGGGCTTTTGGGGAACGATGGGCGGTCACGCCTGCTTGGCTTGGCCCATCGCCATAACCCAGATCGCTGACGTCACAGGCGAACCCCTTGAATCGGTCCGAATATTCCTGGACAGCAAACAAGGCAGACACTTTGCAGATGCAGTGCAAGACGGTCTGGCCAGCCACCTCAGCATGGACGCCGCCGTTGCCCAGGCCATTGCCAAATGGATGGACTGGAAGATCGGCCGCATCACCTCAAGGGAAACCGGCATCCCAAGGGGCTTACCTTACCTGACCGGCTTTGTCATCCAAGCCCAGATCTTTGAAGACACCCAGAGCGCATAAGGAGAGCCCCATGACAGTCATCCACACCACACAGCAGACCGAAAGCAACTACGACCGCTTCATCGCCGAACTGACCGCGCTCACCCGCAAATACGGGGTGGCCATCCAGTCGGTTGGGGGCGTCTACCTGGCAGACGAGCGTGGCGAGTACGACAAGCTCACCTACACCGCTGACATCACCATGGCGACCTCTACCCCAATTTCGAAGGTAACTGAACTTAGACAGCCTGCTGCGCAGGAACATCCTGCGTAGCCACCTGTGCCACTTGGGCAGCCAGGTCGGCAAACTTTGCACCGTCGTCCTCACGCACCGCCTGCTGACCGGTGTAATCCTCCCAGCGCTTGATGATCACATCCACGAACTTGGGGTCAAGCTCAATGAGACGGCCCTGACGCCCGGTCTTTTCGCTGGCGATCAGCGTGGTGCCGGAGCCACCAAAGAGATCCAGAACGATGTCCCGGCTCTTCGAGGAATTCTTGATGGCCCGCTCGACCAACTCAACCGGCTTCATGGTCGGGTGCAGGTCATTGACCCGGGGCTTGTTGTAGTTCCAGATGTCTGACTGGTCCCGGTCGCCGCACCAGAAGTGGTCCGTACCCTGTTTCCAGCCATACAGGATAGGCTCGTACTGTCGCTGGTAATCCGCGCGCCCAAGCGTAAAAGTGTTCTTGGCCCAGATGATGAACGTGGACCACTTGCCCCCTGCCTTAATCCAGGCCTTTTGCAGGGTGTGCAGCTCCGATGAGCTCATGCACACGTAGCAAGCGCCCTTGGTGACCAGGAGCAGGTTCAGGCAGGCGTCGTAGAGGAACTGAAAGAACCCCTCACCCAGATCGTCGTTCATGATGCGCCGGTCTTTGCCGCGCATCTTGTCCTTGGCACTGTTGCCGTAGTCCACGTTGTAAGGTGGATCGGTGAAGGCCATGTCGGCCAGTTGGCCACCCATGAGGCGCTCCACGTCCGACAGAACGGTGGAGTCGCCACAAAGGAGGCGGTGGTTGCCGAGAATCCACAAGTCCCCAGGTCTGGAAACAGGATCTACTGGTGCTTCTGGGATTGCATCATCCTCAGTCAAACCACCGCCTGACTCGTCGCCGTTGAGCAGCTCTTCGAGCTCCTTGTCGGTGAAACCCATCAGGTCCAGATCGAAGTCGGCCGCTTTGAGCTCGGCCAACTCGAGTTTCAAGAGCTCGTCATCCCAGCCAGCGTTCTCGGCCAACCGGTTGTCGGCCAGGATGTAGGCCTTCTTCTGCTCGGGCGTCAGGTGCCCCAGCTCAATGACCGGCACATCCTTGAGACCGAGCTTGCGCGCCGCCATCAAGCGACCGTGGCCCGCAATCAAGCCCTTGGCCCCGTCCGTGAGGATCGGGTTGGTCCAGCCGAACTCGGTGATCGAGGCCGCGATCTGTGCAACTTGGGCATCGCTGTGGGTTCGGGCATTGCGTGCGTAGGGGACGAGCGCGTCCACTGGGACCATGCGGATCTCAGGATGATTCATAGGAGTGACCGGTAAAATCGCACTCAAAACGAGAATGTCTTGCAGTGCAAATCAAAGTAATTCGCGGGGTTCTGGCCCGCGAAAGCCCGACTGAGGCCACAGCATCCGGAGCAGGCTTTACGCCGCTGGTTGCTGGGACCTACGAAGTGGGATCAGAAATTCATAGCCGTCTGGAAGTTCTCCGCGAGGGAAAACCGACTGTGTACCTGCCGCTTGAAAAGCTGGCGGAGTACGAGGCAGCAGGAGAAATCGAAGTTCATCGATAGGAGTCGGACAACAGTCAGTAGACGTCGATGTCATCGACTGTCTTTGACTATTCCTCGACTGTTTCGGGGTGTCATCGACTGTGTGTGACTGTCATCACTGTCTCTGCACTCGTTTGTCCACCGTAGATGAAAATGTAGCTGCAAATCGCCGAAATGTTGCAGCGTGTTTTGGCTCCAAAAACCGCGCATTCACTTTTCAGATTGAATTGCGCCGCGCATGCACGCCAAAACACGCTAATTTCCTCTCTGGTTCGAATCCTCACCGTTTCGGTTGCGCTGACTGCCTGTTGAGCAGATCAGCCACCACCTGCATGTCCCGCTTCCAGCGTCTCCACGCCGTCGTACGGTCACAGGCAAAGCGTTTGCTGATCTCCACCCAGTCAAAGCGCTTGGCCCGCATCCACACCAGGTGCCGCTCATCGAGCTCGAGCATCTGCACCCAGCGCATCACTTCGAGCATGCGTTCCACGTCCTGAGGGGACGGGGGCGGCAATCGGTACACCTTGTGCGGATCCGGGTAGGCATCACTTGGCAGGATCACGATGGGCCAGGTGCTGGCGTAGCCCTGCACCATCACGCGTGGCAGGCGCCTGGCCGTTCTGGCCGCATCGACAAATCGGTCTGCCACCGTCTCGACTGTCCAGACTTCAACCATGGCCACCTCCCTTGGGTTGACCCTGGCCATGGCCTTGCCCATAGAGCCGCTCGCCAATGCTGCGAATGAGTTGGCGCTCCAGAAAATCCAGGCGATCGTCTTCGTCCGAAACGACCAGGATGTGCTGCTCGCGCCACCCCTGGCGCTTGGCCGCCTCGACGTCCATGGGAGTGGCCTGCATGCGCCCAAGGGGCGATGGGTAACGTGCTGGAGGGATCTTCATACCTGCCCTCCAAACGAAATATTCCGATGCGCCGCTGGGAAG